GTGGAAGCACTTCGTGAAGCGGCTAAAATTATTTCGGGAGACCGTAATAAGCAGTATGGCGGCCCAGAGGATAACTTTACGAACATTGCCAAGGTGTGGTCAGTCCTCTTTAAAAGAGAATTTACAACCGAAGATGTTGCTATGGCTATGGTTGGCCTTAAGGTAGCTCGCTATGCTGCTAATTCTGGCTTTCAACCTGATACCTGGATTGACATTGCAGGGTACGCAGGGTGCGGTTACGAAGTAGGAAAATTGCTTCACGAACAATCAGACAATTAATAGCTAAAACTTAAAGACAGAAAGACAAAAATGCCGAACCCTAGAGAACCCTGGAATTACGAAGAACCTGCCTGTGCCGAAGTAGGGACAGCTTTGTTCTACTCTGTTGACCCAGATGTCTCGTTTAAAGGCGCTAGGTGGGAAGACCCGTACATAAGTGCGAGGGAAGTTTGCGGCACTTGCGTTCACAAGTTAGAGTGCGCTGAGTGGGGCATTGTGTATGAAGAGCACGGAATGTGGGGAGGATTAACTCCTAGAGAACGAGCCAAAATTCGCGCTAGGAACCCCGTAAAGATACCTAAAATCCAATTGCCTCTTTGGGTAAGACGGTAGAATATATGTATGAGTTCAAACCGCCCAGAAGTTCCTCTGCCGACCTGTGAAAAGTGTTGGCTAAAAACTCATGCCCACTGGGAGCCTGAAAGCATTGACGACTCTGGAAATATCCTTATGCGCCTCAAGGGCGTTGACGTCCCGATAAAACACAACACTGGCTCTGTAGAAACTTGCCACCTGTGCGGGGAAATAACTGTTTCTGGGATTTACTCCCTAGACACCGAGGACAAAAAGCTTTTTAAAAAGAGTGTTAAAAAAGGTTTTGAACTAATCGAAGAGCCTGGCAGAGAAGAAGACTATCTGTGAAAGATATCAGGCACGGTGAGCACCTCTGGTTTCAGTGGAGCGGGAGTGACTACTTTTCTGAGAATGACTCGGAGCTAATATTTTGCACAATCGGGCACATAGACATGGACAACGAGATTGTTCGCAGAGCTTTGGCTTCTGTGCTTCAACGTGACGGAGTTGTTGACTCTTTGGGCGACGGATTTAAGTTTCTAGAAGACCGCGACATCCATGCTGGTTGGGCTGGAATTCTCCCAGATGAGAACGAATACACGTACTGTGACGAGGATGGCGAGACACAGTATGGAGATTCCATAGAAAAGCCCGAAGAATTTACTTGGATAGAGTTTTAGTTTATAGTATTTAGTGTAAGGTTTTTATAGTTTTCTAAGGTAGTATAGAAGTCGTGTGGAAACCAGCAGATAATCTAAAGTGGCAGGCTCAAGCCCTCTGCGCCCAACCCGAGAACATTAACTCGATTGACTGGTTCTTTTCTAAAGAGCCAAAAGAAAAATACGATGCAAAGAATTTATGTTTTAGCTGCCCTGTAAGAAAACAGTGCCTCCAGTGGGCGCTTGAGCACAGGCAGATTTGGGGAATCTGGGGTGGCAAAGACGAAGTAGAAATGCGTAGGACGCTTTCAGTCTCGTACAAGGGAGAAGAAGCTCGTAGAAGACGCTACCCCAACTGCCCATACTGCTCAGCGAGGCCCTCAAAGCTTGTCACAGAGTCCGTAGAGATTCCAGGTGGCGGAAGATGGACCACTGCCAGATTAGTTATCTGCACCGTATGCGAGTTTTCGTGGAAGAGCAGAACCAGCGTTAACGCGGTTTTGGCTTACCAACAGGAAAAAGCAGAGAAAGCATTGAAGCGCCAAAGAGAAAAAGACAAGAAAGCTGCTAAAAAAGCAAAAGCTATGCTTTCTAGTTCGTAGCTAAGGCTGCTTCACACACTACTAAATTTTTCTGCAGCCTCGCATCAGACGGTTCAATTTCTACAGCGCTCTTAGCGTGCTCTACAGCCTTTTCAAACTGCCCCAGCCAATACAGCGAGATAGCTGCGTAGTCATACGGAGCAAAACCCCAAGCCTCGGCCTCACAGAGATACTCTAAAGGCTTCTCTTTGATAGCTAGGGCAGCCTCTGAAGCCTCTAAGCACTTCTCCCAGTCCTGACGCTCGTAATACAACTTTGCTAGGTCTACGTACGGCTCACGGCGTCCTGGAGCCTGCTCTATGGCCTTGCGAAACCAGATTTCGGCTTCTGCAGGTAGAGACTTACCGATAAACCGCATCGACGCGGCTCTCTCTGGTGCCCAGCCTGCTGTAGGCAACGCTAAGTGTCGCTTTAGTTCTTCCGCAGCTTCTAGGTATCGACCATAGAAGTAGAGCTCACGGCCATAGTAGAAAGCATTTCGGTCATTGTGCGGGTCTTCTGTTACAGACATTGAAAGAAGCGGCAAGTACTGAGCACGGCTCTTAGTTGGGTCTGGGTGGTGATGCGTCTCGATACCGCCGAGCCATTCTTGCTTCTCTTCGATTCCGTAAGAGTATAGGCACTCGTGGACAGGGTGACGCCAGCGGAATCCCTTGCGACCGTGGATGTGGTCATAGCTAAACTCAAGGCCAGGAGTGCCGTCTTCGTTCCAAGACCAAATGTGCTTGTAGCGAGGTCGAGTTACACCGCGCTCCCAAGCTTCGGTCAAAACTTCTTTCCAGCCTGGAGTGATTACTTCGTCCATGTCTAGAGAAACACACATGTCAATATCTTCTGGAAGTGCGGCTAACGCGGCGTTGCGTGCATCATCAAATCTCCAAGGCGTAACTTTAATCTCAATGACGTTTATGCCAAGCTCACGGGCGCGTTGTATCGTGCCATCAGTAGAGCCAGTGTCTGCAATTAAAAGGTAGTCAGCGTCTTTGGCTGACTCGTACCACTTGTCTACAAACTGACGTTCGTTGAGGGCGATTGTGTAAATTGCTGATTTCATTTAAAGCTCTTCTCCGCTGTATAGCGTTACTGCGTCTTTCAAAACAATAGAACGTCGGCTAACATGCCCTCCGTCTGAATCAAGTTTAATTTTTGCAGCTTCCTCGTCTTCAGCAAAAACCTGAACAACCATAGTTACTTCATAGCTGTAGCACGTTGTCTGTTTAGTCTCTTCTTTTTCTGTCATTTTTTCCTCTCTAGTACTTGTTACCTATCCTAGCTTCTTAACCCAGAGTTGATACCCCTTGTGAATTAGCGTAACTCTTCTTTTATAAATTTGCATAAAAGCGTCAATCGCCATTTGAGGGCGGTCAGCCAAATCATCGGCCCCAGACCAGCTGTAGTCGTCAAAGGCAAGGATACCGCCCACTTTTAGGCACTCGTACGCAGCGGTAGCGTCTTTCATAACTCCGTAGGCTGTGTGGTCACCGTCAACATAGATAAAGTCGTATAGCTCGCGATTGTTTTTAAAGAAAGAATCACTCGTACCTTTGTACTTTAAAATTTTTCTTTTATTGCGCCCAGTTAGGGTCTTCGCGTCATAAACAGTCTCGACTGTTACCCAGTTCATTTGGTGGTGTACTTTTTCGTCTGACCCTTCCCAAGTGTCAACGTCAACAAGAACAGAGTCTGTATCTTTTAGAAGATTCTCGTAGAGCCAAATACTGGCGTCCCCTGTGTAAGAACCTATCTGAAGGAATCGCGCTGAGCGACCTTTAAACTCGGGGTAGACGTAATCCACAAAGTTTGGTTGCCCGTCGTTCGCAAACCAGTTGGGTAGATTACTCATACCTTGAGCCTACTACAAATAGGAAGCTAGCTTAGGGGGTCGGGTCATCGCCTGTCGTACTACCTTCACCAATAATGTTGATAGTGCCAACCATAGCTAAATGGTTTTGGCACTGGTAGTACAGAGTACTAGGGGCCCCAGCATCTATTGTAAACTGAATCCCGTCCATGTCTTCACCGTTGTTCGTAACCCCAGTGTTGTATACGTTTCCTGAAGAGTAGCCCGCCCCCGTGGTCTGAATCCAAAATGGGTGCCCCGAAGCGTTTACAGTAAAGAAGTAAGTTTTACCACGAACTAGGGTCAAGGTAGGGTTGCTATTGCCGTCTATAACGTAGGCAGATGACCCGTTGTTACCTACTTGAAAGTTTTGAACAACTGTTGGTCCAGCCACAGTTGAGGCTGCTCCCGTTGCACCTGTAGGACCTGTAGCGCCTAAGAATTGTCCGCCGTTGGCCCACTCTTCGTTAAGGGCTGACCAAAAGTAGATGTCCTGGCCTACTATGTAAGCATCTCCAGTGTTGCCGCTCTCGTTGTCAAGAAGCAGGGCTTCTTCTGTGGCGTAAGCTCCTAAAACGCTAACCCCTGAGCCCTCTGCACCAGTCGGACCAGTGGGGCCGTCATCTCCTGAAGTACCCGCGGGTCCCGTAGGGCCGACTGGTGCAGCCGAAGCTATAGTGTTGAACGCAGCGCCGTTAAAAAGTTTGATTGAGTCATCGTCATCGCTGTCAATCCAGATGTCTCCTACGGAGGGGAATCCAGGTTGGTTGGGCTGATACAGAACGTTAGTTCTTCCAGCTTGCTCGTAAGCGGCGGTAACGTTGAAGTTTATGTCAGCTGTGTCAGCAGAGATGTAAATCTTGTCGCCAACAGTAAGGGCAACCCTAAAAGTCTCAAAAGACTGGCCCACGCCAATCTCTAGGTCTTTGACAATGTGGCTCCAAGAAAAGAAACTTCCAGGAGTGTCAAAAGGCTCTACTGCAATGGTGACTAGCGCAGGGATTGCGCCTTTGTTTACGGCAATCACTGAAGCCACGCAAGTGACGTCAGAAGTGGCTAACAGAGCAAAGTCTGTTCCGTTGAAAGCGGCAGGAGTCAAAGACCCTAATCTTTTTACAGGCAATTCACCATCTCCAAGTCTGTTGTAATCGACGTCAAGTTCAACATTACAGCACTAACCTTTGGTCAGTTACTCGTCTCCAGTCAGCTCCATCGTAAAATACAGGAACCGCTCCGCTAACTTCATCGGTGCAGAAGGCCATTGACCCAGCTTGTACCGAAGAGAGCGCAAACAATTGAGCTTTGGTGTAATTCGCAAGCTTGAACGGAGATAGCGCCTTAATTCCTTGAGGAGCATTAAGCAAAAGGTCGGTTGCGCTCACGAGAGACTCGGACTGTATGTTGGTGACTGTTAGCTTCTCTTCTGAAGCGTTATAAAGAATTCCAGCATTAGTCTTGCCTTCTTGGTCTCCATTGGCATTCTCGTACAGAGATACGAACGTAGATACGTCTGTGGTTGTGCTAACAGTTACGTCGCCAGCCGCGCCAGTCAAGCCCACAGAGCCTGTTGGTCCCGTTGGTCCTTGCACTATCCCAAGGGCGCTCCAAGCAGAGCCGTCCCAAACGTACAATCCGCCTGTTGAGTCGACAACATACGCGTCATTCACAGTCGCGCTAGCTGGCAAGTTAGCGACCTCTGCCACTGAACCTACAACAGTAAGGGAAGTTCCTTGAGGACCTTCTGGGCCTACGGCTCCAGTAGGACCAGCGACACCTGTAGGACCTGTTGGACCTTCCACAGTAGAAGCCGCGCCTGTAGGTCCAATTACTCCCTGCGGACCTGTAGGCCCTAAAGGACCCGTTGGTCCAATTACTCCCTGCGGACCAGTAGGCCCAAAAATTTGACCCGCTTGCACAAAATCAGAAGAAGCGTTTAGTATGTAAAGCTGGCTTTCCTCTTCTACATAATAAGCATCATTTAGACTACTAGAGCCTTGCTCAGCGGAAAGCGCATCTAAATCTGCCAGAGTCCCTAATAAATTTATAACTGGGCCAACTGGACCTGCTACTCCCTGAGCACCTATTTCGCCGTTAGAGCCCGCTGAGCCTGTAGCTCCAGTCGCGCCCGTAGCTCCCGTCGGTCCGACAATCGGACCTAAGCTTACCCAAGCTGCATTGTCCCAAAAATACAAGTTGTCGTCATCTAAAGCTAGGTATGTGTCCGAGAAAGTCTGCTCGCTGGAAGGTAGAGATGCAAAATCAGCAACTGTTCCTAAAAGATTTATTGCAATTGCTTGAGGTCCTGCGGGCCCTGCGGGGCCATCCTCACCTTGAGGGCCTGTTGGCCCACCTGAAGGACCTACTGCACCCGTAGGCCCAGTTGGTCCTTGTAGTGCTTCGCCTAGACCTACTGGCTCCCACCCAGCGCTGGTTAGAAGCTCTAGAGCCCCTGCGCCCGCGTTTAGGTCTCCGTTGTATCTAACGTAGCCTTCTTCAGCGTCAGAGCGACGGTCAGCAGTTTGACCTTTATCTAGGTAAAGAGTGTTAGAGATTCCTCTAATTACTTTGTTTGTAAACACCTGCGAAAGTGCTGCGGGCTGCGCCGCGTCATCCTGAGTAATTCCTACGCAGGTAAATGACGTAGTGCTTACCGTAGACCTGACAAAAATTACATCGCCTGGATTAACAGCAAACCTAAAGGTCTCGAAAGAACTTCCTAGCGAGAGCTGTAACCCAGAGGCGACATAAGAGTACTGTGCGTCAATGGTGGCTCCCGAAGGTACGACATAAATGTTTACTTTTGTAATAGGCGTGGCTGTGACTGCTTTATTCGCAACAATCACTGACACAAGGTGAGCCGAACTGAACGTTGCCAAGGGAGTGACATCGTTTGCTGGAGGATTTAAAATCCCAAGTCTTTGTATCGGCATTTTCAGTCCCTTACGCTTGAGCTTCAGCCCATGATATTTTAGCAGCAGTCAAGGTGGACGCGCCAGTCAACCGAGACACTGCAAGCGTCAAGATGTCTGGACCGTCGGGGAAGATGGAGTCTCCACCTAGGATTGAGTTTGATAGCTCAAACAGTGTGGTGATGTCTACTGTAGTGGTTGACTCTTCGCCCCCTGCGGCACCTGATGCACGGAAGTTGTAAATCTGAACTCCACCAGAAACAGTGTCCTGAGCAGTGTGCGCCACGACCTGAGTTAGCGAAGGAGGGTCCACGCCAACAAAGTTAAGGTTGTTTAGACGAGGGTTAAGTAGCACTTTTACGTCTACTAGCTGGTCAGTTGAGATACCAATTTCTTGAAGCCTTAGCTGCATTCGGTTGATAATGTCTCGGTCACCAAGTTTACCTGTCAAACCTTCAGATACCGATGGGCTCAAGCGGAGCGACAATAGTGGCTGGTAGTTTGGCCCAGAAGTGTTGTTTAGCGAACCATCTGGGTACAGGAAGTAAGTGTACTGAGTGTTGCCCTGAGTAGTGAAGTTCAAAATTTCACCAATAGCAGCGTTAGGGATAGGAGTAGAAGCAACTGTCTCCGAACCAGAAACTGTGAAGGTGAAGGTCGTCGCGCTTGTGACAGATACTGCACCCACGTAGTAGTCTGGTAAGTTCTCGATTGCCGCGCCAGTATCGGTTTCAATAAAGTAAACTCCAACGTTGTTGGCTGCTGGGATGTTGTGAGGTTGCGCGGTTGTGACCGTTACGATACCTCCCGAACGAGAGATTGACGCACCAACAGTTATTGTGGCATCTTCTGGGGTTAAGTGGATTAGGTTAGGTGAGTTTACAAACGCTTGGTACTTAGCTGAGTTTGTTAAGTTTGCAAACGTGTTAGACCCAATTACCTGAGTAGTAGGGTTCTGAGTGTTGGGGCCAGGGAATCCGTCGGCAGCGATGGACTGGAACTGTAGAACGTCACCAGAGCGGAAACCGTGACTTTGTACAGTAAATAGGTCTGTTACCAAGTTAATCCCAGAAGACGAGAAAGACTTTGCTGTAGTTCCAGCAACATTCAAAGTCTGACTGCTGGCTGTGAACAAGTAAGCGTTGTCATCGTCGAAACGACCATCCATCATTACCGAAGTACCCCAGTGGAACAGGTATGGAATGTAGGTTGGGTTCTCAAAAGTTGCTACTTCATAACGAGCTGGAAGGTTTCCAGAGCGGAAGTAGGACTCGTACAGATTGTTGTTGTGAACAAACTCGTGGGTGTACTGCACTTGACCGTCAGAAGTTTTGAATCCAAAACGAATCTTTCCAGCACCGTACCAAGAGTAGTCAATGTAAATCATCTGGATACGAGATAGGTCTAGGTTGTACCCTGTAATACCAGAACCGTCGCAAGGGTCAATTGACCAGTCCGCCTGAGGAATTTTAGTATCCACAGTTTTTGTAACCACGATACCCGACTTGGCAGGCACGAAAGTGTGAATATTTGTTGTTCCTACGGTAGACAGATTAACGTTGCTGCCTGCGTCTGGGAGAGCTAGTAGCTTAAATTTATTGTTGTTATCTAAGTCAACATAGTAAGTTCTACCATTCACTAGACCACCAATAGTCTCACCGTCAATAGAGTTGTACACAACAGGAAGCCTGTCGCCGAACCCGTGACCAATAATGTTAAACGTATTGGTGGCTGTATCTACTTCAACGGCTGGGTCGAACTCTCTTTCTGGCCCAGAAGCGCCCTTGTACTCTGGCCTTATAGCCAATCTAGTGTCAGACTCAACCTGAACAATTCGGTATGACTGACCACGAAGAACAATAAAGTCACCTAATTTTACCTGAGTAGTGAACTGAGTGTCTTCACCAAAGATAAGCTCCGAGCCCTGCAAAGCTGCAACCGTTCCAGCTAGCTGCTGAGTTGAAGAGCGTCTAACGCAGTAAATTTCTTCTCCGTCGTATTCGTAGAACATTCCGTTTTGGAAGTCGAACATTCCAGAGCGTACAGCACCTTTAGACCATTCGCGAACAAAGAACTGTGGGAATCCGTATGCACGAGGCTCTATCATTGGGGCAGGCGCAGGGAATCGGAAAGTAGTTTGGTCAACTACAGTAACTTCAACATCTCCGTTGTATGGCAAGCTTGGAACACCGAAAGAGTCTTCTGACTGGCTTATTGTAATAAATAGCCCAGACCTTAGCCCGTGTGGGCGGCGAGTCTTGGCTTCCACCAAAAGCGACGAGAACTGCTTCATGCTTTGTATGTCAATTGAAGGCTTAAAGTTGATACCAGCGGAAGTCTGAATACCCTTACCTGACTGGTAACGGAAGTACTTACGAGTCTGGCGAATAATCTGACCAAACGATGTGCCAATACCAACGGACATCTCAACGCCGCCATCAAATGGGCGGTGAAGCGAGTAGCCCTGAGGTCGGACATATACAAAGGTCGGGAAAGAGTACCCGACTGCGGTGTAAGGGTTTGCGTATGGACGGTCCACAGTAATCTGCGTGTCCGACCCGACAGCCGTAATCCTACGAATAATAGGGCCCACAGGAGTGCTCTTAATTAGCGAGAAGGTACTTCCAGTGCCCTGAGTGTTAAAGTCAACAGGGTTTGTATTATTATTGGCCTCTACCAAAGACTGGTGCAAGGACAACTGCGTACCAGAGATAGCTCGTGCAAAGTAGTAGTACCCGTCAACTAGCGGGCTAGGTGCCACTCCTTCGTTAGCAGCAAACTTTACAACGTCCCCTGTGGTGAACGAGTGGGTCTTGTTGATTCTAGAATTAACATCGTCAACATCAGCAGCTGCGAATGTTAGAGATATTTCAATGTCTGCAGGATAAATCCTGAAAGTGTCCCCAACTTTTAGAATTTTAGCAAAAGACGTTCCCTGTCCGTTTACAAGAACTGAGCCCTGAGCAACAGTTACAGACCCTGACCCAGTTAGGTTACCGTTTATTTGGCTAGTAGTAAGTGTGTGAGCAATGCCAGTTCCGTAGCCTGTAATTGGCACTGTCACTCCAGAAGCAGCAAACTCAGCCGAGGAAGCTAGGCGTACGTTGTCCCTGTTGACAGTTACAATAAAGTAGTCTGTGGTGTCGACCAGCCCCTCGATGTCCGTGGCCGACTCGCCTTGGGAATAAGTTACTTTTGTTCCAGTAGAGAATCCATGAGAAGGCACGAGGATAGTATCTAGAGTTAGGTTTATTGCCACTCTAGGGTTAAATTGCTTTACAATTACTGGAACGTTGCCCTTTGCTATTGCAGTAAATGTGGTCGGTGACGGTACTGAGTTTACGTCATAAATTCCGTCAGGAGTGTTCGTCAAAGACTGCAACGTGTGACGCCCAACCGCAACGGGAGAAGCCAAAAGGTCTACGGCAGTGCCTGCTATCGCGTTCTCTGGGGTTGTGGCAAGCTTTAGGTTGTCACCATCTTGCTCGATTACGTAGTAAGGCGTGTTGGTGGTTAGCCCAGAGATAACTGTTTGGCCTTTAGAGTCGTACTGGACTAGCTCTCCGTCAAGGAACCCGTGGGAAGGGATAGAGATTGTGTCATTAGTAAAGTCAATAGATGTCAGAACTAGAGAGTGCGTACCAATACCTGCGTCTGTTATGTTCGCAAAGGCACTGGTTGAGCTGGAAGTTATTGCTAGCTTAATAATGCTAGCGTCTACAACTCTAATAAAGTAGGTCTGACCTTCTACAAGCCCTGTGACAGCAGTATTTCCGTTGCTGGTGTAGACGACACGCTGATTGTCTACTAGCCCGTGGTTAGGAATGTAAAGGGTGTCTTCCAAAATGTTCACAGTCAAGAATATGAAGCTGTGGCTTGTGCCAGTTCCAGGAGACGTAAAGTTAATTGTTGTAGGGCTATTGAAAGCGTTCTTTAGCTTAACTTGGTTGGCGTTTATTACCTCAGCGATGTAATAAGTAAGTCCATCCTGAAGACCGCCAATGGCCGTGTCAGTATCGTCACCCTTGCTGTATTGGAGCGGCTGGTCCACTAGGAATCCGTGGTTGCTGATGGTTAGAGTGTTTGTTGCTGTGTTCACTACAACTCGGCTTAGTTGAGATGAGCCCCCAACGGACTGCCCTGAAGGCTGGGTTAGGTTAATTGTTGTAAATGACGGAGACGGAGTACTGCTCAGTCTGTAGGTGTACGCGTTTACTACCTCTACATAGTAAATGCCGTCGTTGGCTAGGCCAGCAGCAGGAGTACCCGTGAAGTTAAGGGTAATTGCTTCGCCTGTGGTGAGGGTGTGCGGGGTTGGGCTGTGAATTACGTCAGCCTCTAAGTCCATGTTGATTGGCACAAGAGCGTGGAAAGCTGAGCCTGCAGGCTCAAGAGCAATTTTGTTTGTACCTGCGTTAGCGTCTACTGCTGTTGGGTATAGCTCATTACCAGTAGTAAAGTCCGAAACTAGGCTGACCGCAACGCTACCTTCTCCAGTGTTGAAAGAGTTTAGGTCAGTAATTGACTGTCCATTGTTAATAACAGCTGAGCCGTTAAAAAGCCCTGTTGATGTTGAGGGATTTGTGACTGTTGCTCCAATAAAGGAACCTCCACCACCTCCAGAATGCCCAGTGGTAGTGCTGTTTGAGCCGCCGCCACCAGAGTAGCCTCCACCACCACCACCCTGATTTCTGTACCTAGCGTCTGCTTGGCCACCGCCACCAAAGCCACCGTAACCACCTTGACCACTGTTGGTTCCCATGGTTAGACCGTCTAGATAAGAACCTCCACCGTTTGCTGGGTTGAAGTTTCTGTCTTCACCTCTAGAGAAGAATCCACCACCAGCAGCGGAGTATCCAAACCTGGAACCTCCACCGAACCCAGACTCGCCGCCTGAAGGTCGTCCGTTAGTTGATGTGCCTGCAATGTTAGTAAGAGTGGCGTCATTACCAGCCCCTGAGTTGGCTGGGGACGAACCGCCACCAGCTACAAAAAGAGGGTCTGAAGTCTGCTTTCTAACTACAAAAGAACCTCCACCAGCGCCACCGCTGTAACTTCCTACGGAAGGCCCTGCGCCCTGTTGGCCTACGACTATAGTAATAATTTCGCCCTTGACCAAAGACACACGCCCTGCGACTATAGCGCCTCGCCCGACCGCGCCAGAACCCGAATCGTTGTATCCTGAAGCGCCTCTAACGTCAAAGTTGTAAAGCCCAGAGACAGGAACAGTCCAGTCCTGGTAGCCCGTAAAAGCACCCTGAGTTAGGTAAGTTGTCTCCCAAGGCGTGTTATAGCTAGCACGCAACTGCGTGATTGTCGGACCTACTCTGCCAGTAAGCCCCGCGGTTGTGAAGTTGTGGCTAGTAAAGTCGTATAGCGCCTGAGTGCCAGCAAACTCAGAGATAGATACGTTCTTTAAGAAATAAGTTTCGCCTGAAGCAAGTCCAGTAAGGGGCGCTTGATTGGTGTAGTACTTTACGGCTTGATTTTCTGGCGTAGAGCCGTCAATGTTTAGTTTTCCATCTACCAAAACAGGAGGGTTAAAAGACACTCCACCAGCAGATACATCAGTTATGTCTACAGGAGCCCCTCCTGAAGTAAAACTAAACTGTAGTTTTTTAACGTTTTCGGTGACTACGTAAAGTAAATCATTGTCAACCAGGCCAGTCAAGATGCCGACACCTGCTGCATACGTAAATGTACTACCAGGAACCAGAGCAGCTGGTATAACATCTTCCCCGTCGTTTGTGTAGTAAATAAAGTCTTCGTCAGTATTTACGGTAGTCTTAGCAAAGGAGTGCGTTCCAGCCGCACCTACTGTTAGTAAATCAATAGCCATTTATTCTCTCCTTATAGCCGTGTAATAGTAACGGAACCGTTGCCGTTATTGGAGCCGCCATTAGACTGATTGGTTCCGCTGTTATAAGAACCGCCGCCGCCGCCGCCTGGGTCACCAGACCCAGATGCAGCACCTCCAGAATAACCGCCACCACCGCCGCCACCTTCTCCGTCGGTAGAAGAATTAATTCCACCGCCACCGCCGCCGAACCCTCCATCAGCGCTACCGTTAGCACCTAAACCCCCCTCAAGGGGCCTGTAAGCAGTTCCCTCGCTGCCTGTACCGTTACTTTTCCAGCCAGCACCGCCAGTAGGGCGGCCATCGCTGCTTTGCCCGCTAGCACCGCTTCCATTTGAACCAGGAGTACCACTATTGCTGGAAGTTCTGGTACCACTAGTTCCTGTTCTAGCGTTAACGCCTCGGTTTCCTTCGGACCCTCCTCCGCCTCCACCAGACGCAATTAGAGGCTCAGAAGTTGAGGACTGTCTCCAGACATAAGTACCTCCTCCGCCTCCACCATCTGCAGTAGTCCTATCTTGTCCTGGATGCCCCACTAAAATTCTTATTATTTCACCCTGAGAAAAAGAGAAATCACCTCTCATCCGTACTCCGTAGCCACCATAGGCATTACGTTCACCTCGACCACCTCTAGCTCCACTGGTTTCGATTCTGTACGTGCCTGCGCGGGGTACTGTCCAGTCTTGAATCCCGCTAGTACTCATGTTTAAGTAGGAACTTGCCCATGAAGGATTGCCAACACCGTTTCGAGCTTGGCTAATGTTTGGGCCGCCTCTACCTGCAACCCCGCCCGAAGTGAAAGTTGCACTGTCAAAGTCATAAAGCTGAGGGGGCTGGTTGAACTGGTATGTGTGAGTCTGGATAGCCTGTGAACCCGCGGCATCTGTCAGTGTAATTACTACTTCGCGTCCTGGATTGGCGATAACTTCCTGAGCAGTTCCAGAGACAACTCCTGTAGACGTGTTTAGGGTCAAACCCGTAGGAAGAACTCCGCTTGTAACTGCAAAGAAAAGCGGAGCTTCAAAGCCGATTGCGTTAAGCGGAGTCGGGGTAAATGAACTCCCAGAGTCAGTGCCTATCCGCGAAATAGTTGTTGGAGTAATTGAGCCGAGCGTGTGGTTTACATTGAAATTGTGCTGGTCGTAGCGAGTCTGCACAAAGTAAAAATTAAAGTCTTCATCGGCGTCTATTCGACCATCTACGGGGTACTCATACCTAAGCATGTCGCCGACCTGATACCCGTTGTCTTTGAGGTGGAAAACATCTTTATCTACAGATACGCCAATTTGTGTAAAAGTCTGCGTCCCTGAACCACCAGAGATGGTCGAGATGGTAGAGGAAGTTGGAAGAGGCTTGAGACTGAAACTGTAAACATTACTTGGCTGAGCAACAAAAAAATCAACAAAGTAGGTTGCGTTATTGGTAAGTCCAGATGCAGCTGCTCCATCGGTGCTGTACTTCAACATAGTGCCTTGGTACCAGTCAAGGGGCTCTGCTGCCTGAATTGTAACGTTAGAACTGCTGTAAGAAGTTACAGTTCCCGACAGGCCTTCAGAGTTTGCCCCGTCAAAAGTTTTTGGTGTTTCGTCAATTAAGTTTATACTTACTTCAGTCTCTGGGTCTCTGTTGTTACCAGCAAAAACTCGAGCTTGATTTGCAATCTTAAATTTACCTGCAAGGTTTGTTTGGATGTCAATTATGTTTCCGCCAGGAGTGTCTGTCAACTGAATAGTGGACTGTGACGTTCCTAGAACGCTGTCTTCTCCTAAGAAAAGGACCCCTCTTGGGTTTGCTAGGAAGTAGCCTCCCGCGGCAACGATGCTGTAGTAAAGAGGCGCTCCCGTTGGAAGACCTACAAAGTTCTCAGTTCCGCCGTGGACAACCACAATTGTGTCGTCAGCTATGCTGGCAGAGTCGATGTCGCTCTCAATACCAGCAATAGTTGCGCTGTTGCTCCAATCGATGTTTAGCGAAGAAAGAGTGTTTGAGCCGTCAAGAGTCTGGGCGGTTGCAGAGTTTGAGGAGTCAAAAGATTTTGTCTCAGTGTTTGTTGCAGCAAACTCCTGCGAGATTGTGGAGTTTAGGTTTAGAAAGTAAAAAGGTGTCTGAGTACCAAAGCCGTGCGGTGAGTTGGTAGTGACAGTTAGCTCAGAGAAGGTATCTCCATCGGTTGTTATACCAGCAGAGTCTGAAAGACGCAGCTGGGAGCCTTGAAAGAACTCTCCAGTAATAATCGAGGTGTAGAGGTCTTCAATAGAAGAAGTTTCAGGCTGGGTGTCTCTGCACAAGTAAGTAAATGTAGTTTCATTCGGGATTGAGTTAATAATGTAAGCACCGTCAGCAGTTACAGACTTACTGCCTGTAACGTTAATTGGGATACCAACGTCTAATCCGTGGGCTAAAGAAGTCTTTACAATAATTTCTCGGGTCCCTGCGTTTGTAGTAATCGCAGTTATACCTGGAATTGTGGTGTCACCAGACTTAGAAAAGAATGACGGGGTGTTGTTAATTAGCTCAACGGTCTCCCACTTGGTTGGCTGTAGTCCGTACTCAAAGTCGGTGTCAATAAGGTTTTCAGGCGTCGAAACGCGCAGTTTAGTTACTGGGTCGATAAACTCTTTAGGAAAACGTATTTCTCCGCCAGTGCCACCACCGCCACCAGTGCTTCCTCCAAGGAATCCAGGCATCAGTCATTACCTCTTTCACAGCTCAATAGTTCATTCAATAGAATAGCACTTACATAAAACATTGATTCTAAATTAAACGCCAAGCCACCAAGTCGTGCTCAGGGCTATAGACCCTTGCACGCCTCGTGCGCCAGTCGGTCCAAATTGGCCACCTTGAGTCTGCACAAAAACTCCGTTGAAGTAGACGTAAGTAGTTCCAGTGCTTGTATCAAACCAAGCGTCTCCGTTAAGTGCGTCTTCAATGTTTGGCTGAGTGGGAGAAGCAGTAAATTTACCGATTGGTCCTTCAGGCCCAGTTGGGCCAGGAACCTCAGATTGCGCCCCGACTTCTCCTTGAGAACCCACTGGGCCGCGAGGGCCTGTTACTCCTATAGGACCTGTGACAGAGGAGTCCGCGCCTGTCGGGCCTGTTACGCCTCGCTCACCGAGCTCACCTTGAGAACCCTGAGGACCTGTTACACCCTGAGGACCTGTTACACCCTGCGGCCCTTGAGGACCTGCAACATCAGATACTGGACCAGTCGGTCCTTGGATTCCTTGAGAACCTGTAGCGCCAATAACGCCTGTAGGTCCAGTAATTCCTTGGATACCCTGCGGCCCAGTGGGGCCAGTAGGTGTTACGCGAAGCGCTTCCCAAACTGTCCCAGTCCATACCCAAGTTTGCCCGCCAGAAGTGAATTGCTCATCTACAACTGCAGGAGACGGGAAATCAATCGCTGCCATTAGTTATCCTCTCCCGCTGCGGGCGTCTCGTCTTCATTTATTGTACGCTGTTCCGACTGAGGCAATACTGGTTCAATTTTGTCAGAATTTTTAAAATCTACGTAAGCCTGAGCCCACTCCGTTGCCGAAGCTATTGACTCCCAAGGGCCACTTTCGTCAATTACATTCGTCCCAAAAAGAATCTGGATATGAAGTTCTGGCTCGATTAACAGGTATGTGTGCATAATTTTTATAGCGAGTACGCTATTCTCCCTTCATCCCCCACAGCGATTGCATATGTGTTGTCTATTTGTAATAGATGATTAATAGTGTCAAGCTCAAAAGTGGAGTTTCTCTGAGTCCAAGACTCGGGAATAGGAGAAAGAGCGTTAGCTAGTTTTCCAGCTGAACCTGCCGCTAAGTAAGTTTCTTCAGTAGAGATAATTGCTTTAATACTTGACGCCCCAAAAGAACTCTGTGGAAAAATCTGAGTCCAAGATGTTCCGTTAGCAGAGTACGCAACTTTTCCAGAGTCTCCGACAGCTACATATTGACTGTTGTCCGCATTGACTGTCACGCCGTAGATGGTGCTATTTATAAACGACGAAGCTCTCTGTGTCCAAGCGGTTCCATTTGTTGACGTTGCAAGTTTTCCGTCATACCCCACTGCTAAAACTAAGTTAGGAGCTGCAAAAACTTCGTTTATAAAACTTGCACCAAAGGAAGATGCTCTAAGTATCCAGCTAAGCGAGTCCGATGACGTGGCCAGCTTCCCAGATGCGCCTACAATTACCCAAGTACCACTTACAGAAGCGTAAGTTATTCCTAATATTGTGCTAGCCCCGAAACCTGAATTCTGAAGAACCCAAGTCTCTCCGTCAACTGAGGTAGCAAGCTTTCCTATGCTACCGCCTGCTACAAAGATGCCATTTCCGTATGCAACAGAGTAAAGGTTGCTGCCAGAAAAAGGTGAGCTAGTCTGAAACCAATTGACTCCATAATCGTCTGATACTGCTATTTTCCCAGAGTTCCCGACAGCAACTAGTCTGTCGGTTCCATCGTACGCAATCGAGTTTATGGTAGTCGTGCCAAAAGATGAATCGTCAACAGCTACCCAACCAGCAGGCAAAAAGGGAGCATCTAGAGTTGCATGTATTGCGTGAGTAGAAATTAGCATCCTAAGATATCAAGTTTCCACTTAGTAACCAAGTGTTGGGGCTCAGCTTAATTAATGAAGCGATTGAGTACCTAGACTTTGTTGTCTTTCGGTTTCCCTCTGAAAGAACCTGAACACCGCTTGCTCCTACTATGCCCACTTGACCTAGACCAAGCTGAGTCAAAACGATTTGAGTTCCTAATGGGAAGGTGTAGCCCGCAGCGCCGTCTAAAGGAACGGTAATTGTGGTCACTACTGAACTGTTTATCTTCACAATTGAAGCAGCATCAGAGTCTTGCAAAGTTATGGAATTTAAGTACTGAGGCCCAACTAACTCGAAGTTGGCAGGTCCTGTTGGCCCTAGTGGACCCTGAGGTCCAGTGACTTGTGGGCCTGTTGGTCCAGTGATTCCTTGTAGTCCTGTAGCCCCAGTGGGTCCTATTGGTCCTTGGGTTGTGGACACTGCGCCCGTTGCACCAGTCGCGCCAGTCGGTCCAACAATCTGCCCAGCGTTGACCCACTGTGAGCCATCCCAAACAAACAAATCTCCAGTTGACTCAACAATGTAACCATCGTTTACGGCATTGCCATTTGCAGGCAGTTGGTTGGCTTGAAACACAGAGCCTACGAAAGTGATTCCAGTCCCCTGAGGGCCTTCTGGCCCGACGGGTCCTGCTTCTCCAGCTCCTACAACAAATTTCCAACCAGCGTAAGTGTTTCCCAGTCCTATTGCTTTATCGACATCTAAAGATACAGAAGTACCAGAGATGTTAATTATGATGCCTTCCATAAAGTTAGTTGGGAAGGTTGAGCTAGCAAGTCGAGCACGAGTACCAATTGCAAAGGCTCCAACAGTGTTGACAATAAAGTTAATGTCTTCGCCTGTTGTTATTGTCAAGTTGCTAGAAGAAGTTACTCCCGCAAAACTTACGCCAGTAGGTCCAGCAACTCCAGCGGGACCTGTTACTGACGGACCTGTAGGTCCAATTGGTCCCTGCACAGTGGAAGCCGAGCCAGTTGGACCTGTAAATCCTTGCGGGCCTGTCGGTCCTGGAATTGTAGAAGCTGAGCCTGTCGACCCAGTTGCACCAGTAGCACCACGAAGACCAGCATCACCTGTAGGACCAAAAGGGCCAGTTGCACCTGTAGAGCCCGTTGGTCCAGTGGGTCCTTGAGATGGCCCAGTGGGTCCGACCGAACCAGTAGGTCCAGTTACCGAAGGCCCAGTGTTTCCTGTTGGACCCTGTGCACCAGTTGCACCTACGAATCCTCGCGGTCCAGTTACTCCAGTTGGCCCAGTTATGCCTTGAGGACCGATTGGGCCTTCTACACCCTCTGGACCCGTTGGGCCTGTAAAACCTAAAGCACCTGTTGCGCCAGTTGGACCCTCGGGACCTTCAATACCTGTCTGACCAACTGCACCCGTGGGGCCAGCTTGGCCTGTCGGTCCAGTAACGTCTAAGCCGTTTGAGCCAGTAGGACCAGTGTTGCCCTGTGGACCAGTAGGTCCAGAAGGTCCAGTAGCGCCAGGAATAGTTGAGGCAGGTCCCTCAACGCCAGTCGGTCCAGTAGCACCCTGTGGTCCAGCTTGCCCAACATTACTTGAGGCGGACTCGACCCAGTAAGAGTCGTAATAAATATAGATTTGGCCAGTCTCAGAATTAAACCAAGCATCGCCTTCGTCAGCACTCTCGGGTGGAGTTGCAGAAGTTATTGTGAACGCACCCGTTGGGCCAATCGGACCAGCTACAGAGCTATCAGAACCTGTAGCGCCTGCAGGACCAGTTGGGCCAACAATCGGAGAGATAACTAAGTTCCAAGCAACGCCTGTCCACGCCCATGTAGAAGTACCATCAGTAAACGTGTCGTTTACTTGAGGTGCATCTGGAAAGTCAATCGCTGCCATTATTTATCCCCTAGCCCAAGTCTGCTTCATAGGTGAACTGAATTAAAATTTTGTCGTTAGCGCTGAACAAAAAAGGCGTTGTGTGGGTAATAGCAAACCCCTCGGCGTACTGAGCCACCTGTCCGTGAATAAAGAGCTCTAGCTCGCTGGCATTATCGTTGTTAAAAATTGCAGTTCCAAAGTAAGTAACCCCTGGACCCTCATCTCGTACAACTACTTGTCCCACGGGTTGATAGTTTTCAATTACTCCTGCTGCAGGGAGACTTATTTTGTAGACTCCATCGCCTCGGGTAAATCCCGTTGTGCCAGCAATAACTCTTATTTCGCCAGTAATGGTTGCGCCAATAAATGTGTACCTGCCAGTGACGCTACCGTTTCCAATTACTGGGTCTGTATTACTTGCAGTCAAAACAGGTGTATAGGTCTGCCAAGGCTCGATTGCAAAAGAACCCGTTGCACCTGTTGCACCCGTAGGTCCTTGCTCGCCGACGGCGTTCGAGTCAGCTCCCGCGGGTCCTGTAGGTCCGATAGCACCGTCGGGTCCTGTAGGTCCTACAACGTCTGAGTCAGCGCCTATTGGTCCAGTCGGGCCAGTTGGCCCAACCGCACTTGTGCGGACAAGACGCCATGCTTGACCGTCCCATTCATAAGTGTTTATACCGTTTGTATATTCATCGTTTACTGATGGGTTGGATGGAAAATCAATCGCTGCCATTATTGCCCTACTCGCTATCCGCTATGTAAGAACCACTGAGGTATAGCTTACTTGACGTTGTTAAAGTGTCTGGTGCTACGCCTGTAAAGGCAGTTAGCGCTCCGCTAGCTCCGAGATACCACAAGTCTAGAATTGCAGAGCCCTGACCTCCAAAGCCAATTACGTTGTACAACGTAGCTCCTGTGCCGTCTAAGTCTAATGCTCCAACAAACGAGTTGGACATTGCAGGCTCTGGTAGAACAGGAAGGGTAATCGAGTATTGAGCGGTTCCGAAGCTGCTCACTGTGGTGCAGTCGATGTCTACATTAAAGACAATAGCCTTACCATTTTTTACGTAGTTTCCAGTTGCGGGAGTACCAGAAACTCCTAGGTCATCTCCACCGAAAACGGGAGCGTATGAAATTTCTTGAGGAGTTCCAGCAGGTCCCACTGCGCCTGTTGCGCCAGTAGGCCCAATCTTGTCAACAACATCGATAACACCAGCAACGCTTGGGTCAGTAACGTCTTGATAAATAATTTGTACTGGAGCGTCCAAAGGCACATCGTAGATAATAACTGGGTCTGTGCTGGTTCCGTTTCTACCAGAAACAGTGGAGTTGTTGAGGGTTCCAGGTACGGTTGAGGTGCTTCCAGAAGACAGCCTCAGCGCTAGGGAGTTTGTTAACAACACAGCGGAAGTATCTATATAAAGTCTCTCACCGCGCACCGCGACAAGGTTAGGGTTGTTTCCTACGACACCCTGAGAAGAGTAGAACCCGCCCTCACCGCTTGAAGATATTGTATAGACAACACCGCCCTTAGGACCTGCAGGCCCCTGAGAACCTTGAGGTCCAGGAATAGTAGAGGCAGGCCCTGTAGCACCTGTGACGGATGGGCCAGCTGGGCCAGTTACTCCGATTGCTCCTGTTGGTCCTACAATCTGACCAACGCTGTTCCAGTTAAGCCCGTCCCAAACATATAGGTCACCGTTGTCATCAACAATGTATGCATCGTTAACGGCGTTCCCAGTGAGAGGAAGATTAGCAGCTGTAGATACGCTTCCTTCAACGTTTATGGAAGTTCCCTGAGGGCCAATAGGTCCTGTAACCGAAGGCCCTGTTGCGCCCGTTGCGCCAGTTGCTCCAACGTTTCCAGTGAGACCAATAGGACCTACGGGACCAATTAAGGCTCCTGCTTCAATCCAGCCGTTGTCAGCTGTGTAGATATAAATTGTGTTTTCTTCGTAGATAACGTAGAAATCTCCAATTGCACCAGCGGTTGCTCCAGCTGCCGCGCTGAACTCAGCGAAGGTGTTATAAAATCCTTGCGCTTGTGAGCCCACGCCCTGCGGTCCAGCGGGTCCAGTAACAATAGGACCAGTTGCACCCGCAACACCAGTCGGCCCGAGCGGGCCTTCATCTCCAGTTGCGCCTGTAGGTCCTAGCGGCCCAATCTCGCCTTGAATACCTTGAGGGCCTGTTGCTCCACCAAACTCTGAAGTACCAACTTCAACCCAGAAGTTGTCATAGTAAACAAAGACTGCTCCGTTATTTGTGTCGAACCATAGCTCGCCTGGCTCTGGAGATAATGGAGGGCTATCAGACTTAGGTACAAATTCTCCTGCGGCACCCGTTGGTCCTGCAACTGTTGAGTCAGCACCAGTAGGGCCAACTTCACCTTGAGAACCTGTCGGCCCAACCACAGTTGAGGCGGCACCAGTAGGTCCAGTCTCACCGATTGGACCAGTGATACCTTGGGGACCTGCAACTACAGAGTCAGCTCCAGTTGCGCCAGTCGGTCCGACCTCTCCCTGAGGCCCTGTAATTCCTCTATACCCAGTTGGGCCAGTGACACCTTGAGGACCAGTAACTGTTGAGTCAGCTCCTGTTGGGCCTACGTCTCCTGTAGCACCTGTCGGTCCGATTGGGGCAGCAGAAGTCTCAACCCAGAAGTTGTCATAGTAGACATAAATGCGACCAGTCTCGCTGTTATACCAAGCGTCGCCAGCATCAGGGCTGGAGGGAGGAGTGACATTTGTAACAGCAAATGCACCTAGCTCACCTTGAGAACCAGTCTGTCCTGTTGGGCCAGTTTGTCCTGTAGGACCAAGTGGGCCTATAGGTCCTTGAATGCTTCCAACATTATTCCAAGAGCCGTCTACGTCATCCCAAACGTAGAGGTCACCAGTTACTAAGTAGCCGTCTCCAGGATTACCTGTTGGCTCAGATGCTTGGAGCTCTCCTAAGGTTGCATATGACCCAAGGATTGTTACGCCAGTACCCTGAGCACCCGTTGAACCAGTTGCACCTGTAGGTCCTAGCGGTCCTTCAACTGTGCTGTCCGCACCTGTTGGACCGCTTGGGCCTGTCTGCCCAGTGGGACCTGTTACGCCAATCTCACCTTGAGAACCTGTCGAACCTGTCGGTCCAGTTACACCCTGCGGTCCTGCAACTGTGCTGTCTGCACCAGTAGGCCCTGTGACACCCTGCTCGCCCTGTGGGCCTTGAACTGTGGAGTCGTTACCCGTTGCACCTGTAGGTCCAGGAGTTGTTGAGACTGCACCAGTAGCACCAGTTGGGCCTGTGTTACCTAAATTACCCTGAAGACCTATCGGCCCAGTGGGGCCTGTAGGCCCGAGAACATTACTCTGAGGTCCAGTCGAGCCTGTAGCACCTGTAGCACCAATAGCACCCGTAGGTCCTAGCGGTCCAGCAACACCTGTTGGTCCTTGTATTCCTGCACCTGTTGCACCTGTAGAACCTGTGGGGCCAACTTGGGTAGAGGCCGCGCCTGTAGGACCAGTGACTGCTGGGCCTGTTTCACCGATTGCACCTGTTGCACCCGTAGGTCCTGTTTCACCGCGAATACCCTGAGGACCAATGTCACCAGTTCTTGCGAACGTGACAATAATATCTTCTAGATTGGAGAAGCTTGTTGCCAGACCACTCAGGTAAGAAACAGGAACTCTAAAGTATCCTGTGGCCTCAGTGATTGCACCTGTGATAGCAAAGATTGCAAAGTCGTTGGAGTCAACTTTGTTGGTGATTCGAACGTGTCCCTTGATTGGACTTGTAGAGTCGTCAATCGTGCGGAGGAATTGCTGAACATCGATTGCACCGTCAGCCTCATCGTCAATAAAAAGATTGGTTGCGCTCTGAAGGTCAGCGTTGTTAAATTTAATTTTTCCAGTGCCAGGGTCGGTGTCTGCTACCGAAGTGCTAAAGGTGTAGTCAAAGCTTGCTCCACCAAAGTTACCAATTGGGCCTGTTGCACCTGCAACACCAGTCGGACCTTGAGCACCAGTTGCACCCTGTGGACCAGCCACGGTTGAGTCTGAACCCACCGAACCTGTCGCACCAGTTGGACCTGCTACTCCCTGAGCACCAGTAGCGCCTTGAGAACCAGTAGCTCCAGTTGCGCCCACTGCGCCAGCGGCACCAGTTGCACCTGTAACTGAAGCACCTGTTGCACCAACTAAACCTTGAGAACCTGTTGCGCCAGTCGCGCCTACAGCGCCTGTCGCGCCAAGTACACCTTGAGGACCTTGAGCACCAGTAGAGCCGACTAGGCCGTTTGAACCTGTTGCGCCTGTAGCACCGACTGCTCCTGTTGCACCTGTTGCACCCGTTGCGCCAACTGCTCCTGTATTACCTTGGACACCACTTGCACCTGTTGCACCCGTTGCGCCAACTGCTCCTGTTACACCTTGGATACCTGTTGGACCCGCGACTCCAGTAGCTCCAGTTGAGCCGATTGACCCAGTTGGGCCTGCAGTGCCTGTTGGGCCTGCTACGCCAGCGGGACCAGTATTACCTAAATTACCCTGAAGACCTATCGGCCCAGTTGGGCCTGTGACACCGATGGGGCCTTGAACTGTGGAGGTTGGACCAGTTGCGCCCGTGGCACCGATAGCACCAGTTGCACCCTGAATACCTGTGGGTCCTGTAGCGCCTGCAGGTCCTGCATCTCCAGTTGTTCCTGCCGCGCCTGTTGCACCAGTTCCGCCAACTGGACCTTGGATTGTTCCAACGTTATCCCACTCGGAGTTAACGTTGTCCCACACAAAGAGGTCACCATTTATAAGGTAGCCATCTCCGATGTCGCCTGTTGTAGGTAGGTCACCTGTGGATGCCAGAGAACCAACAATGGTGACTGAGGTTCCAGCTGCACCAGTTGGCCCAATGTTACCGATGTTACCTTGTGCACCCGTTGCACCTGTAGGACCGCCTGAAGGTCCTGTAGGGCCTTGCGGGCCTTGCTCGCCAGCGCCAGTAGGTCCTGTTGCTCCCTGTGGGCCTACAGAGCCTCTAGCAACGTCTGAACCTGCGGGGGAAGTTGTTACTGTATCTACTGTGTCAAGCTTGGTGATATCTACATCGCTCTCATCTCCAATAGGGAGGTAGAAGCGGAATTCTTTTGGACGTGAACCCTTGATGCGAATCTTTGCAGTCCAGTACCAGCCACGTGGGCTCAGGTCAAGGTCGTCAGTACATGGGAGCTCAACGGTGAACTCTCCGTTAGAGTCAAGGGTTAAAACAATGGGGTTAGCGACAATTGTTGCATCGTCGACATCTTCAATTCGGCTCGAAGCCGTGAAGACTACGGTACCAGAAGCGGGCACACCAGTACCCTTAAGGTACTGACCAACAACAGTTCTAGTGTTAACGTCAGGTGAAAAACTCATAGGCGGCGCTCCAGGTCCATTAAAGCTTGCCGAAGGTCCGACAGGCAGCGGACTCTTCTTACGCTTTTTATTGTACGGGAGTTCTGCAGGGGTTAGTTGTCTCTAACCCCAGTAATTACGCTAATGTCTTGTCTAGGGTTGTGGCCCTCGCCAATCACCATCGTAAGGATTCCTGGAGAAGATTCTAGGCCGTGGCGGTCGCGAAACCACGCACTTCCTGGGTCAACCGTAGGGGCTTGGACCCACAATCTGCCACCAATGTCCATAGCTTTGAAATTGTGAAAGTGCCCAGAAATCCAGACATCACACATGCCTAGCGCGGTTTGGCCTGCTGATTGGCCCTGCAAGTACTTCAAAACATTGTTACCAGTCTGATGGCCGTGGAACAATCCCAGCAGCGTGCCACAAATATCTATGGATAGTGTCTGGTGAGACTTCTCAGGGAATCTAAACTCAACGTGACTTAGTGCTTCATTTTCGGCGCATGCGTCTTGAACTGCAGAAGCAACTTCGACATTCCAGCCATCGGATGGGTCTGAAATTACTTGTCTGGTAACTTCATCATGGTTTCCATTGACTACGGGAACAACAATTCTGTCTGCCAATGGTGCAAAGGCCTTAATTTGAGCCATAAGAATCCTACGAGCAACTCTTGTCTGCTCTGTTAGCCCCAAGTCTGAGGACGCAAGGCCTTGTAGCTTTCCATTCTGTGAGGTGTTGCCCTCAACGTGGTCTCCAGGAAGTGGGATAACCACTGTGCCAATACTGCGACCAATTTTTCTAAGGTCCTTAAGTCTTTGAACTCCCAGAGCTGTCATTTGAAGAAGACGGTCTACAGTTTGAGCTGTGCCGTCATCTCCTTGCTTTTTACCAAGCTGCTGGTCGCTAGGGGCAAAAATATAAGCCAGATTGCCAGAAGTAACTTTTTCTGGCTTGCCTGGCTTCCATTTAGAGACTTCAGCTACTAATTTTTCTAAATCAAAATCTCTTTGACCAAATCCTGCAGCTGGCTTGAGTGAAATTCTGTGAGCTTCTAGCCATTCTCCAGCGTGGTTCTGCCATTTAGATTTTCTTACTGAGACTACTTCCCACTGTTCAGGGGTGAGGTCAAACTCTTCTAGTAAATCTTTTTGGTCTGGAATCTCACCAGCACTTCTGGGTGTTGAGACGATGAACCCACCGTTCTCATCAATCTCCATTCGGGGACGCCAAGACTCTGGGGCGTTCACTAATCTTGTGTCAGACCCGCTTGGTCCTGGACTAACTAGAGCTAGAAACTTGTCAGTTAACTCAGACATTAAGACGTCTTCTTTTTTAGGTCTCTACGAGCTGCACTATTCATTCCTGTAAAGCAACGACACTGCTTACGGCGGTGCGTTGATATAGAGGAAAAGGCAATGTCATGCCCTTCACTCAAAAGAATGTCGTGGATTTGTCGATTAGAGACGGTCGTGGCGCTAGATGGCTGAGACATAAGCAACTCTAAAGCTTCTAGGTCTTCTCCCTCAATTAGAGAAAGAAGCTTGGCTACGCCGCAGGGCAAACCAGAATCGGTGCGGGGGGTGGCGCTCAACTTTTCGGCTAAACTCATAAGTACCTCCAGTAAGGCGGAAAGACTTATTGTAAGTCCCGCGATAACTGTAACACTAAGTGCAAACTTTTCGACTTATAATACTTACGGCGTGTCAAGTATCTAATAAAACTGTCTCAAAAGTTTATACTTATGGCGACTATAAGACCTAATTATCCTTTTTGGGAGGAGTGGGTCCTTTTTTTCTAGTCGGCTTTTTGACTTGTTTTTCGGGCACAACGGTTGGGATATAGACCGAGTTGGCTAAAACTTGAAGAAGAATGGTTCGGGTTTCTTGGTTTTGAGTGCTGATTTTATTTAGAGAAGTTTCTAAATCTCCAGTCTTACGGGCCACATCTGCGAGGCTAAGGCCTCCATTGGACTTCGGATGGATGGGAGCGGTGGCAATTTCAATCTCTTCTTTGACAATTTTGCGTAAAGACTTAGACCAAACCTTAGATGTGCCAGCAACAACCGCTGCAAAAGCAATTAAAGCACTTAAGTAGATAGCAATGTCTCCGATGTCCAAAACATCAGCCGTGCCTGGCTCCCACCAATTGGCCGTGTCGATAATAACAGTTGGCAGAGTGTATGAAAGAAATTGCAAGAGAGTGCCCCGTCTGAGTAAGCTTGTGTTACTTATAGTGTATATTGAAACTCTTTGAACGATTAGTAGACAGCGTACTGCGCTAGGTGTATAGTTTCCCTACTAAGCTAAAAATTTTTTAAGTTACTTAACTATCTTCCGCGAACGTTGAGTAATCTTCCCAGCGATTTGAGGAGGTTGCGGTGGATAACAAAGACAAGAGTCGTCTCGCAAAGGCGTCGACATATTACCCAAATTTGAATTGGAAAATTCTTCCATGCCATGGAATTGACAACGGTCGATGCACTTGCAATAAGACCCACGGTGAGCCCAAGGAAGTTGGAAAGCACCCTGTAATAGGTCAGTGGAATGTTGAATCAACTTCAGACATTGACAAGATTAACAAGTGGTGGAGCGCCAACCCTGAGTACAACATCGGCGTACATTGTTCTAAGTCTGGCTTTTTAGTCATCGACATTGACCCACGCTCTGGCGGTCCAGAATCCTATGTAAAATTTTTAGAAAAGCTCGAAGGCGAGCTACCCCCAACCGTTGAGGCCATCACTGGTATCTACAACGGCGATGACAGAACTAGTGGCCGTGGACGCCACATTTACTACAAGTGTGACCCAGAAGAAGACTTAATCGGAAACCTCAACTCTCTTGAGCTAAAAGGTGTTGACATTAAGCACAATGGCTATGTCCTTATTTCTCCTTCGAGGCACCACTCTGGTGTTACTTATGAATGGGCCGAAGGCTGTGCGCCTTGGGAAATTGATATGGCAGAGGCTCCCGAGGAGCTCCTAAGCATTCTCCGTAAACAGCGCCGTCGCACCTCATATAATTTTGCTGGTGGAGGCGACTGGGACTGGGTAAATGACGTAGAAGATTTTGACTACGACAAACTTATTAACGAAGGAATTGACGAAGGGGAGCGAGCTGTACAGATTTATAAGCTTTCCTGCCACTTAGCTAATAAGTATGGGACAGAGCCTGTAACCGCTAACTTCATTGAAACGTTTATGATTAGGTTCAATCACGATAACGTCCGACCTCCTATGGAGCTAGAGGGCACAAACTCTTTGATTATGCACGTTCGTCGTGGGATACAGTTTGTTGCGGATAATCCTAAAGAACAAAGATATGACCCTCAGCACAGCGAATGGCAAAAAGACCGTGCCGTAAAAATTAGCGCATCCAATGGAGCGGCTAAATCCCCAGCAAAGCTAGTCCCTCTTCTTGGTGTCGTGCCTCCTGAGAGCTACTCAATGGATGGCCTAGACGAAGACATTTACCGTCCGTACGAGTACGGTGTAGATGAGCTAATTGAGCAGGGGGCTTCTATTAATGAAGCCACCAGCATTACAAACATGGACGTGCCTAAAGACCCAGACGCCATAGCAGTTCAAGACGGAGGAACTCCAGGTAGACGTTCTTTGTCAGACATTGGCAACGGACGTCGCCTTGTAGACATTTTTGGTAAGGGTGCTCGATACAGTACTGGCCTTGGTTGGTTTGTTTGGAAAGAGGGCTATTGGAAGCCTGATACCGAAGACCTAGAAATTCAAGAACTTGCTAAGCGACTCGGCGCCTTTATTGGCTCTGAGACCGAGAACCATGACCCAGATAAGCAGGGTGAAGTTCTCAAGTGGGCGCATCAATCTCGTAGCAACTCTCGGTTGCGTGGAGCAGTGGATAGTGCTAAGTCTGACCCTAGGGTTGAAGTAGCAGTTGACACGTGGGACAATGACTCAAACTTGTTGGGTGTTCTCAACGGTGTGATTGACCTAAAATCAGGTGAGCTTTTGAAGGGTCGTCCAGACCTGCACATCACTCGCCGTGCTCCAGTTACTTACACTCGTGGTCACCGAAACGCCCGCTGGGAAAAGTTCCTAGACGAGACAACTGGTGGAGACAAAGAATACCAAGACTGGCTACAAAGAGCCGCTGGGTACACACTCACTGGCTCCAGTAAGTACGACATTCTTTTTCTAGTTTATGGACCTGGTGGTTCGGGTAAAAATACTTTCGTTGAGGCTTTGGTTAAGTGCCTAGGTACTCAGCAGTACGCTTGGCCTCTGGACTCCACAATTCTGGCTCAGGGCGACGGAAAGTCAAACAGCACTGACCTCTACCACTGGGCTCAGTTGCGTGGACGCCGAATGGTCTGGGTAGATGAGCTTCCCGACTCCGAGCGTATTAAAGAGAACTCTGTAAAGAAGTTGACGGGCTCTTCTGAAATCTCAGCCCGTTCTCCTGGAGAGCAGCCTTTCACGTTCCAGTCTCAGGCGAAGCTATGGATTTCTACAAACCACCGTCCTATCATTACGGATGATGCCATGTGGCGTCGTATCAGACCTATCCCGTTTGACAAGGTGCCTCTTCACCCAGACCCAAACCTTAAGGACTACATCTTTGACCCAGAAGGCGGACTACCCGCTGTTCTTGCTTGGGCTGTCGAAGGTGCAATGCAGATTCTAAACTCTAATGACCCTGACGCTCTTGGTTGGTGCGTACGAGTTCGAGAAGCAGCTGATGTCTATCGCAAGAACGAAGACCGTATTGGAATCTTCCTTGCCGAAGAGACTGAAGAAGCCGTAGGGGTTCAGACAACAATCAAGACTATGTTTAGCGTCTACCGTGTTTGGTCCGAGGACCGTGGCGAGCGCTCGATGACTCAGATTGCATTCACTAGAAAGCTTCTTGAGCGTGGTATGGAGATTGACGGTACTGGTTCTCGCGCAACTGTAAAGGGTCTGAAAGTTATTTCAAGGATGACGCCTACAGACATGAACTGGCAGACAATGACTTCGATAGCTAGGTTCTAACGGTTAGGGTTAAAAACCTTACCTCCGCCAGAACGGAACGGCGGAAGTTTTCTTGCAGCAGGAGATTTAGCAGTTAGCTTCCCCCCGTGGAATCCTGCAGGTGGCTTAATTAGCAAAGCTGTCATGGCGTGAACCAGAGCGTCTACTCGGTCTGGTGAGCTTCGAGTCTGCTCTGGAATCCAAGAAGTCATCTGAGACTCTAGCTCGGGTAGGTAGTTCACGTGGTGAATTCTTGCCTGCTCGTAGGCCAAAACAATTGGCTCGGCTCTCAAAGCTTTACCGTTTTTTGAGTGGACTTCTAAAACCTTTACGCTAGGGTCAATAGCGTTGATTGCGTTACGAACCAAAGCACCACCTTGGTTTACTTCTGCGACAACTGGTGCGCCCCAGCGACGAGCCATCTCAACGACTTTATTAGCCCAGACTTCTGGGGAGCCGTGAATGGTAGCGTCTTCCAGAACCCAAGCGTGGCGCTTGTACAAGTCTCTGTCTCCAGTAGATGCGCAGACGACAATACCGCAAGCGTCCCTTGGGTTTTCTGCTACCGAAGGGTCAACACCTATAACTCTCAGGGGGGTGCTAGGCGGGTAGATAAGTTCTCTTGCCTTATCAATCATTTCGATTGTCCAAAGAGCGCCGTCCACATCATCAAGCATTTCGCCGTAAAGCTCTTGCTGCGCGAGAGATGTTCCTTCGTATACTCCAGTAATTGTGTCTAGGTATGCGCCCGACAAGTTTCCAGCGTTATCCAGAGTAGAGCCCTTGGTGATAATAACTTTTGAACCTGAGGCCTTTACAAGTTTAGATTCTTCAATAAGTTTATAAAGTAGCGGCACTCTTTTTGGTGTTGTGGTCACAACCATCTGAGGGTTGGCTCCGAGACGAGTACCGACTCGTATATTGTCAAAAGCAGTCATGCCAGCAGCGTCTGGGGTCTGCCGCCAAGCCGCCACTTCGTCGGACCAACTATGTGTGTTGGATGTTGGGACCATACCTTCGCCCGCAAGATACAAGTGACTTGCAGAGTCAACGGTTATGCATCTCATAAATTTTGGAGTGGTTGGGGCAATAGACACAATAGAGTGCTGAGTAGACTGGTACTTCCACTCGTACCTAGCTTTAGCTAACTTACGTGGATTACGCACGAGTGGGATAGGGGAGTTAACTTGAACGTACCAAGACTGCTTATCTAGCTGTAGTCCGCTTCTACTTCTACGCTTGCGAGCATACACTTTAGGAACTAGCCCTAAACTTCTAGCAAGTTCTATATACCCGTCAATTAATGCTTTGTTTGTATTAGTAAACCTAAAAGAGCCACCTGGCTCAACGCCCCCGTCGGAATCAGTAAGCCCCTGTAGCAAAGCAAGACGGTCCTCTGCACTTGCTCTTAGGTAAATCTCGGGAACGTGCTTATTTTTGTAAAGGCCTAGCTCTCTCCATGGGCCTATTAACCCCGCAGCCCAAACGTGGTCTTTGTTCATGTCTCTACTGACTAATCCTGAACGCTCTAATTCCTCTAAAAGCCATGATTTGTCATCTGTGCTGGTAGCAATGTAGCTAGGCTGGGCGCTTGCGCCGTCTCCTAGAACTAGTCCGAGTACCCAAGGGTTTATTGGCAAGGGTTCAGAGGACGGTAAGTAAGTCACTGCTTTTGTTGCAGGAATGTGTAAACGTCTTTTGGTATTTGCACGTAGCTGGTTAGTGTCTTTTACTTGGTGATTTGTGGACTCTCTGCCAAATCTCTTAGTTGCCCACGTTTCGGGGATGACTCCATCAAAGTGGGTGGTGACGTAGCGAAGGTCAGTGTTTGTAAGAACCTTCCACCTGTGCTTGCCGTCTGCGTCAATATGTGTTCCGTTTGAAAAGTTCAACCTGTAGCTGTCTAGGGATAGCTCAATCTCGTGGACTGCCGTCACGTTGCAGGGCTTACCCAACTCATCAAATACGGCATCCCCTACTTTTAGGTCCCCCATAGTTGACCATCCAGCAGGTGTAGGTATTGGGGTGGCTATGTCCAGCCTAAATTGTGGACCACGAAGACCGTCAGGTTCATCGGCCGTGAAGAGACTCGCAGTGTTACCGTTTGGCCAAGTGAGTCTTCGCTTGGACGGTTCGTAGTGAGGTTTCTCTGAGGGAGGGGAGATGTTCATTATTCCGCTCTCGCCTTCGACGATTACGTCTCGAACGTCAGCCGCGGTACGAGCTACTAGCCCGAATCTTCTTTGCCCTGTGGTTGTGTATTTTGCCTGCTCGCGGACCCATTCGGCACCAAGGCGCGTGTTGTGCGTTGGGATGAGAGCTTCGCCAGCAAGGTACATGGAGTTAGGTGAGTCAACGGTGAGGCATCGGCTTAGTACGGGAGCTATTTCCTCGAAAGAAACAATCATGCGATGAAAATTTCTAGACGCCTGATTCCCAAAAGGGATAAACCGCTCAGTTTTTCTAGGAAGCTTGAAAAAGTTACGGGTTGGTCTCCACATAATGCGATAAGCAAGTTTACCAGGAGTACGCGTACCGTTTTTAGCAGTCGCGTGAGTCTTTTTTTCCGCCATAGTGGGCTTCTGCCCAAGCGAGCGAGCAAGGAACATGACGCCGTCGGCAAGATTCTTATTAGTATTTGAAAATTCTATATATCCCGATTTAGCGTCAATAAATCCGTCAGAGTCTAGTAGGCCAGCTAAGAGCTCCCAGCGTTGGTCGGCTGAGGCATATAAATATTCAGCAGGGATGTGCTTGGTTCCTGGTACTCCTATTTTTCGTAAGTCAGAGATAAGACCCCTAGCAGTTACAGAACCTGTATTAGGGTGCATTAGTTTTCTATACTTTGGCTCTGTTGGGGTGTATCCTGCAGCCGAAATTGCATCTACGAGGTGACCCATATCATCACGGTGCTGAGTAAAGCCACTAGATGCAGTAGTCCCGTCTCCAAGAAATACCCCAAGTAAATACGGGTCAATAAGTAAATCAGCAATTGGCGTTGAAACATCCCCTGTTACGGGAATTGAGTGGTTGAAGTCGCCTCTGTCGTTGTAGGTAAAAGAATCTACAATTTCCTGAGTGTTGCGTATTTTTGGCCCTACGCCTGTTTCTTGCCTAACGTAATTTATGGTCGAGTGAAGATTTCTGCCAGCTTGCATGTGAGGGGCGAGGGCCTGTCTACAAACTCCAAGCTTGGTTGCAGCTTTCCTAACCGACATCCCAGCGCCCACAAGTTCAAAAGCGCGGTCAATAGTAGACACGGAAATGCGAGACCCTAATCTCAGGCGAGAAATCGTGGACTTCCATTGAGGCCAGTTATCGGGAAGGCCTTTGGCCCCGCCGACATTTCGGTTATAGGCTTTCCTGTCCGAGTGGGTCCATGTTACCCATTGGTGCTCTTCACCTGCGTCCAAGGTAGTGCCGTCTGAAAAAGTCAAACGAAACATCCTCTTGGGTATATCAGGGACGTGAGCTTGCAGTACTTTAGTGGGCTTACCATTCTCATCAAAAATGGTGTCGCCCGTTTGAATGTCCCCGATAGTTTTGAAGTATGTAGACGTACCATCTGTATAGAGTATTGGAGTGGACATCTCCAAAAATTTCCCAAATCCACGCCCAGCCATAATTAGCCATACGTTCCAGTCGTCACCTTCGGGTGCTAACTGCTCAGGGCGAGCCCAAACGTTCCAGTCCCACATGAGCTGGTCCATGTCCATATCAGCAAGGACAGCCTGTTGCTCCTCTATGGGCAAAAGCGCAATAAGCTCCATCAAACTTTTGCCCATAGGTCACCTACTTCTTTGAGTTACGTTGCAAACTTCTCTGAACTCCATAATACAGGGGTGCAGCTGAGCTGAGTCCTAATTCCTTTGCCAAGTTAGAAAGAGAGATACCGTTCTGGTATTCCTCAGCCAACTGGTCGTGATACAGGTCTCCGTCTTTTTTACGGGCAGAAGTCACTCGAGACGCGGCTGATTTGATGTCCTGATTTTTTACGCGAACCTTTGGCCTGAAAGCTGACACAGTAATGTCATTCATAACAACGCGACGGCGAACTCCCGCATACGCTACTTCTAGTTTCTTTGCAAGCAAAGGAAGACTTCCACCTTTGTTGTAAAACTCTGTGAGCAATCGGGTGTACTCCCTGCTTGCTTCGTGGGCTGGCGAGGACTGGCTACGAGCACCATACGCCTGCTTTGCCTGAGGTAATATAGGCACAATCATTGTTGCGTATTCTTCTACGAGCTCATAGCTCATGTCATTCTCCATCTATGTCTTTGTATCCCAGATTGTCTACTTTCAAGATTATCATACGTAAGTCCCTAAACCTAATCTATAACCTTAAGGTTTACCGCATGTATTATCGCGTGTCAGTTCCGAAAAGTTGTATCATTTACTTATGGACTTTTTAATTATTATTTTGATTGTGGCTGGGGTGCTGGCAATTCTGTGGGTTCTGTTATTGGTAATGTCTGGACTTGTTTTGCTCTCGGCGGTTGCTAAGTTGAAAGACGACTGGCTAGTCTCAGTGCGTGACCTGGATAAAAAGTCCTGAGCTAGACAACATCAGTGACTTCTTTAGAGAATGCCACAAAGACGTATCGAACAGTACTTGCGTACCACTCTTTACCTTTGTTAGTTGTTGGGACTCCCTCTTTGTTCAGCTTCTGAGCTATAACGTTAAAAGAAAGACCAGCGTTTCTTTCATTCCAAATTCTTTGCTTTAGGTCTATGTCCAGTACTGACTTAGGGCCAATGTCAACTCCCCAGACTTTGCCGTTGTCACGTCGGTCTTGATGCACGTCCTTCTGGCGTAGAGAAATCATTCCTCTTTCCATCTCGGCCATGGCTGACATTATTGTGACGACGAATCTTCCTTGGTATGTGGCAGTGTCTAGCCCAAGGTCAAGCAGGGCTAATCGCCATTCATACTTATGAGAACGGTCAACAATGCTGAGGAAGTCTCGAGTGGAGCGAGCTAGTCGGTCCAACCTTGTGACATACATAGCCTGAGCAAGCCCAGAGTCAAGTTCTTCCAGTGCCTTCTTCAACACTGGCCTACCCTGAATACTCTTCCCTGAGCGCCCCTCTTCTCTAAGAATTACAGGCGTATAGCCAGCCAACTCGGCAGCAGCGATTAGCTGCGTCTCCTGAGCTCCAAGACTCATACCGTCTGCTGCTTGCATTTGGGTTGATACTCGTGCATAGCAGTAAGCAATGCCTTCAGTCATTACGGGGCGACTCTTCCGTTCGCAACGAAAGACTTGTGAGTCAATGGCATGAGCTCCTCGAAGATGGCTTCGTATTTCTCTGCGACTATCTCAATCTCGCGCTGTGGGTATGACGGAAACCTTTGGCCTTCTACGTTGCGACGCAGTGACAAAAAGTTCATAAGAGCGCGGGCGTTCATGGTGACGTATGCCGATGAGTAGATGGTTGTGGGCAGAACTGCTCTGGCCACCTCTCGGGCAACTCCCGCGTCCAGCATCCCTGTGTATTCTGCGTAAGCACTTTCGCAGGAAGTAACAAAGCTGTTAGACACAACTTCGTACTGCTCAGGGGTGCCTGCACTAAATACGTAAGCTCCTGGCTTGCCAGTCTGGATAAGGTTGCGAGATACGTCTGGAACGTAGAACTCTGCCTCTAGCTTCTTGTATCGTCCCGACTCTTCGTTGTAGCTAGCCATGCGGTGACGCATGTGCTCTCTCCAAACAAAAATAGGGGCTTTTACATAAAAAGTAAAGACAGAGTGCTCGAAAGGAGAACCGTGACGGTCGCGAACCAGCCAGTTGATTAGACCAGCTTGCCTGTCTGACGCGTCCTCGGAGAACTCCTCGTTGCCGTGAAATGAGCGCTCGCCTTGGGTTGAAACCTTGGCAGCGAAGATTACATCGGTATCTGACGCACTGTGCTTGACCAGCTCTACGGTCATGTCTGAGTTAAAGACTGTCATTAGTTCCTAGTCTACCGAGTGCATCTTGAAAAAGCTTTTCTTGTCTTCGCTCTTCTTATTCTTCGCTTTGCCTAAGGTTACGAAGAGGCTTTTGACCAAACCGTAGACCAAAACAATGGCGATGATGCCGATAGCGAGGACCAAAATAGAGCCGAGCAGGAACATACCTAGCTCAAATGCAAACTCGAATGGTGCTTTCCAATTGATATTCATAATTACCTTCTTTCTGTCGTTTAACTAGACTATATCATACAGTGTTATGTCTAAAACTGTACTACTTATTTATATTATACCTAATGTTCATTTGGAGTTCGTACAATTTAGGCACTTTGCCCAGTAAATACAAGGAAAATGCCCCTATAAAACTTCGTGCAAAACCCGTTTTTTCGGGCTCACTCTCCCTGTGAAGTCAAAGCAATAGATAGGGCTTTTTGCTTAGCTTTAGCACGCTTACGTTCTCTTGCGTCAGTATTCTTTAGAGGTGCACAGAGAGTACATCGACAGTTTCTCATACCTGTCTTGCCACCTCCGTGCCCAACGGAAGACGCCTTAATGGTTTTCTCTTTGTGACATGGGACGCATAAAAGTTGGCACTTTAAGCTCTCTGCTCGGATAACATCCATGCTCGCACTAGTCAGCCTTTTGGATATGGGAAAGGATTTGTTTTTGGGGTCGATATGGTCGAACTCCAAATCACTTGTCTTGGCGCACTTAACGCACTTTCCGCCCATTTCTAAAATAAGCGCTTCTCTGCGCTCACGGTAGCGATTAGCTAAATACTCACGCATGTATGCGTTGTAGTCTTCTCTGTCCTTTTTCGGCATTTTTCGCGCTCCCTCTCCGTTAAGAAGTGAATCCGAGGACTCTAAGTATTTCGGTCATAGGGACAAGGCGTCCAATTGAGGCGTTGGTGCCCTCGTTGTGGATTGGCTGTCGGGTTTCGCGGGGATTGATGTCCGTCATTAGCTCTTTCAGAGCTTCCGTCTTTATGTAAATGCCACCAATCCCGTTGGGGCTTGCCTGAACCCAAAAGTCAGACTCAGTGACATTGATGCCCGAAAGGCACTCCATGTTCTGGTTGTACTGTCTGGTTTCTATGTAAAAGTTGCCAGTCTTAGCAGTTAGGTAGTCTGTCTTGACTTCGTGCTTTCCTACTAGGAATTCTTTGTGGATGTCTTCACCCACCATGCCTCGCTGGAAGTCGATGTCGAACTTTGGTTCGTAATTGTCATTTGTCATATAATAGATACTACACCACAAAACTCGTTTTTTCGCGCTCTCACTCCGTAAAGGGAATCTTCCAGAGAAATAGGGGAGTTTAGGTGTGGGGGGGAGTGTGGAGGCGGAGGTGCCAGACCAATCGAGAAATCCCAATCCATGCTTCCTGGCACCTCCCCTAGATACGTTTTCCGACCTCCTCACGGTTGTCTTCGGTTTACCTAGCAGAGAAGAAA